CGACCAAGCGGGAATCCGCTATGCAATGAAGTATATTAATAAGGATTTCAAAGACGCCGACGCTGAGCGTTCTATGGCTATGTCGCGAAAGCCTATCCTCGGTTTCGAATATTTCGTCCGGCTCGCCGGGCGTTACATAGAACAAGGGCTAGCGCCGCAACGCCCGTTCTATAAATTCGCTGACGTTCTGGATAAGAACGACAAACCGTTGGAATTCTACATGCCTCCGCTCGTGCAAGAGCATTTCCTGACTGCATACATATCGCAATGGCGAGCGTTGCATCCCGGAAAGCATCTGCCGAATAGCGATCTTCTCGCGAAGCTCGAAGATAAGCTGGCGGGGTATGTGCCCCCCATACAAGCGGGCAGCTACCAACGCCGGGACCGGCCGTGGATGCTGCCGCCGGACGGAAGCCGCGAACAGTTTGACGAAAAACTGAATAGCTTCTACGCCGACATAGGAGGCGAGCGGCTTTACTGGTCGTTCGATGAAAGAGGACAGAGGGCATGGCAAAAAGAGATCGTGACAGAGACAGAGGCCGAGCGGAGGTCGGCGGCGTGCGCCGCTCCGGCGTCGTTCGCACTGTCGAACGCTCGATAGCGTCCCGCGCGTCGCGGACCTATTCAGACTTCGATCTGGACCTGTCGGCGTTTGAGCCGGCGGGCGAACGGATCGAGAGTCCGGCCGTTAGGTCGGATCGACTAGACCAGGTCGTTAGACCTAGTCGGGTTCAGCTGGCCCAACGGGCTATCGCAGGCGCAAGCAATCGCGGGGCTGAACGAACAGCGGAGCGCGTAGCGTCCCGCAAACTCTCGACACTGCCGGCGCGCTCTTCCATCGGAAAGCCTCTTAAAGCCGGCTTAGGTCGGAAAACAAGGCGCAACGAAGTGACGCCGTCAAAGCTCGACCTAAAGGGTCGGGCGGAAAACTATGCGGTCGCGCAATCAAAAAGTCCCCGCAAGACTGATCACTTGCAGGCAAAGCCTTCGCCGGAGGCGCGCAAAGAGAAGACGCGGGACAATTGCAAACAGAGACCGCAAGAAACAAAAGGCTCCGGTCGGAGCCGTGCGTTTGTGCCTTGGTGCAAACGCTAACCGGGGTGTTGGGGTGTCCCCAACGCGAGGGCCGTAGGCCCGGAAGCCAAGGGCCGTAGGCCCGTTCGCCAAGCAAAAAGGAAAGACATATGTGGCCCGCTTTAATCCTCGGAGGTCTCTCTGCGGGAGGCTCCCTGTTATCAGGTCTTGGCGCTAAACAGAGTTCCGCCAAGCAAGCTCGCTTACAGAAGATGGCGGACGATGCGGCATGGGAGCGCAACACTGCGAGCCTTGCCGAAACCAACGCGAGGCGCGAGGAACTGGGGCGGGAAATGCTCACTGTTCCGGAGGTGCATTCGCGTCAATCGTCCACGTCAACGCAAAGCGGAAACTGGGTCGATGTAGACGCCATGATGGCGGCGGGGGAACGAGCGGGGTTCAACCCATCGACGTGGCTAGCGGCCGGCGCTATGCAGGCTTATCAGCAGTCGTGGTCGCAGACTGACAACGACGAAACGCTCACATCGACGGGCCATAATGCCGCCGATGCGTTCAAGTTGATGCTACCGGATAGCCTGATGACTCAAGCGTCGCAGGTGCCGCAACAAAGCTCGATGCTTTCAGCCTTCGGCGGCGCGTTGTCGGCCGGGGTGAATGCCTTTGGCACGCAATACCGCGCGGATCAGTCGTATGACTTGCAGCTGGCAAAACTCCTGCAGGCGGGCGCAACGCAGGGGATGGGCCTCGCGCAGAATAACGGGCTGTCCACCGCGCTGGCGTATGGCGGCGGCGGCGGTGGCTTTGCCGGCAATGCAACGCCGTCGCGAGGTCTGACGGATATGCCGTATCCCGCTAATTGGGAGCGCGGCAAAGTAGAGGTCACAAACCCATACGGCCGGGCGTTCATCGATAGCACTTCGCCTAATGCGGAGGTGGGAGAGGTTCGCTACGGCGATATCGCGCAAGAGTTGTTTGGCGCGGCGAATCTGGTGCAGGACGCTATTCGAAACATCACGGGGCGGACCGTTCGCGACTGGGGCGTCGCGGCTGGGATGGATATCGGCTCGTATAAGAAACCGGCCGATACTACGTGGACGCCGGCCGTCTCCCGCTGGTGGAACTCGCCCACAAGTCTCCCTAGCTGGGTCATGAGCGCCCCGCAGGCGATCCCGAATGTCGGGTATCCCACGCCTTGAAAACGCGGCTTAAATCGCGTAGCAAAAAGCGCTGTCGCATCTGTGCGCCTGCGCGAAAGGTGGCAACGGCCGTCGTTGCATTCTTCAAAAGGAAGCTTCCCAAATGAAAAAGTCCGGCATGATGGGCGCGAATGCGCGTATGCGGACCACGCCTATTCCGGTGCAGCGGACGACACGTCCGGCGTCTAAGCGGGTGCTCACATCGTTCGAACCGGGCTACATGATCCCGGTTTTCGCAATGCCATTGCTCCGGGAGGACAGTGTCGCGGGCGCGGCCTATCGGATCGCCTTCGAAATGAAGGAGACCGTTGAGGTGCTTATGAACGCGGTCAACGCGCGATGCCTCGTGTATCTCGTGCCGAACACGGCGCTGGATCGGTTCGACGGCATCGACAGCATCAACAAGAGCTATGAGGGCTTGCCGCCGATTGCGGGGGCGGACGTTGTCCCGTGGTTGGAAACCATGGTCGCGCCGGCGCATGGCACGAACGCAATCCTGAAAAAGATGGGCCTCCATGCGAGGCCCGGCACGACGATCAACACGGCGTATATTGAGGCATACAATCAAATCTGGAATTTCCGCGCGAAGAACCGTTCGCCGGACATCACGCTGCGGACGCGGCTGGATGCAACGCTCGCTCCGGCGTTCTGGCAACACCAGACATTCGCGCACATCGTCCCGGACTTTGATCAGGCCATCATTGATGGCGAGGTCGCGCTCAACGTCGTCAATTCGAAGATGCCGGTGAAGGGGCTCGGCATGTTTACTGCTGGAGCATCGGCGGCCAGCGTCGCCGTGACCGAGTCGGGGATGACATCCGGCACGGTGACCTATCCCCAGTCGTGGGCGGTGGATAACGGCGGCGGCGACCAGAAGGCTCGCGTATTCATGAAGCGAGATACTAGTGTCGCCGGCAACTACGCCGACGTGTGGGCAGAGTTACAGGACAACGGCATCACGGTGTCGCTGTCGAATATCGACATGGCGCGCAAGACGCAGGCGTTCGCGGAATTGCGCCGGCAGTATTCCGGGCATTCGGATGAGTACATCATCGATTTGCTGATGGACGGCATCACGATGCCGGAGCAGGCGTGGAATCAGCCTATCTTGCTCGGTGATCAGAACACCGTCTTCGGCATGTCGAAGCGCTATGCGACGGACGCCGCGAACCTGACGGAAAGCGTCGTCAACGGGATGACGTTCGTAGAGCAGCGGTTTACCTGCCCGCGCGTTCCCATGGGCGGCGTGATTATGATGGTGGTCGAAGTGACGCCTGAACAGTTGTTCGAGCGGCAGTCTGATCCCTATCTGCACGCAACCTCGGTCGATGATCTCCCGCAGTTTCTGCGAGACACGCTCGATCCCGAAAAGGTCGTTATCGTCAAAAACGAGGAAGTTGATCTCGATCACGACACGCCGACGGCAACGTTCGGCTATGCCCCGCTGAATCATCAGTGGGCCAAGTCCGTGCCGGCCATTGGCGGCAAGTTTTACCGGCCGGCTGTGGATGCCGGCTTCGATGAGGATCGCCAGCGCATCTGGGCGGTCGAGACACAGAACCCTGTTCTGTCGGAAGACTTCTACCTGTGCACGACGATGCATCAAAAGCCCTTCGTTGAGACGACGGGCGATAACTTCGAAGTGCTCGTGCGCGGTGACGCTGCGATCCGTGGGAACACGGTGTTCGGCGGAATGCTGATCGAGGCCACCAACGATTACGCGGAAGTGGTCGAAGAGCAGCCGGCGGATCGCATCGAGAAGCCTTGACGCTAATTGCTGCACCCGTTATTAGTGACGGGTGCAGCAAGGAGTTAAGTCATGGGTATCTCAGCGAAAGAGCGGCAACGGGCCTATCGGCAACGTCTGTCGGAAAAATATCAAGGCCAAGTGATGTGCGTAGTGCATCATCATCAGATGGCCGGGTTGAGTGAGTTGGCGGCGTATCTCCGGGATAATCCCGGGCTCGTGTGTGACGGCGCAATGCTGCGCGACATGCGGACTGGCAAACTGAACAAGGTGAAGAAATGAGCATGACGGATAGCGGGCCTACCCCGGAGGAAATCAAGCCGCCCCGCAAAAAGCGGGTCGTCAAGCCGCGTAAGCCGAAAGGCAGCGGCAACAAGACGTTGGCGGCCGCACTGGTTGCGGCCACTATCGCGGCAGTCGATCTCTATATGACTGTCAGACTGGGCATCAAACTGTTCTAGCATTCGCGCGAACAGAACCTCTCTTGCAAGGTGGAATGAAATGCAACGTATCGGAAACATCGATAAGTGGTTCCTCGTCGAACAGGATAAGGCGATTACATTCGCCAACCCGGAGCCGCGCCGGATTCGGCTGGACGTTAATTCGCCGTCGCCGTCGCAACTGTTCTACTCGGATGGCAATGGCGAGATCACGTTCCTTGCCAATGTGCATGGACGGGACGTGATCGAGTTGCGCGCGGACGGTGAGTTCTCCGTGACCGTGCAGGGCGCGGATTGCTGGATGTATACGATCGATGGCGAGGACTTGTCGTTCAGCATCCCTGACGCGGTGACGCTTACCAAGCTGATCGAGCGGCGGGCGCGCAATCCTGAGCTGGAGCTGATGCAGCACATGCTCAATCAGAATATTGAACGGAGGCTCAATGCGCAGCGCGATGAACTGGATCAGCTATGGAATCGACGCGAAGCGGCTCGCGCGGCTGCTGCCGTTGTCACTCCGGCTCCAGAGCCTGTCGTCGCTCCTGCCCCCAAACCAAAGTCGGGCGGGGTTCCCCCAAGCCCTGCGGAGCCTGACGGAGCTAATGGGGCAGGTGGAACAGCAACAAGCGATTGAGGCGACGAAACATGCGCGAAAAGCCAGTAACCTGCTTTTCTAGCGCGGCCGACGCCATGAAGGGGCCGGAGGGGTATTTTACCTCTCCGGCTTTTTCCAATGCGCGTTGGACGACCGCTGGGGAGCAGAGGAACGAAGACATGCGGCTGTTCTGCCGCAAGCTGCTGTCGCGGCTGGATAAGCTCGGAATGCCGTTCTATCCAAAGGTGGGCCTCATGGACCTCCGGATAGCGCGGCATCGATACGTCACAGGCATTGATCCGTGGTCGCCAATCGAAAGCCCATTTCTGGATGGGGTCGCGATAGAGTTCGCGCATTGCATCCTTGATGAAATGGACTGGCGCTGCTGGGCTCTGTTCGCAGAGGTCGCATTCGATGTCGGCAAGCTGGCGCAAATCCCGGTCCTGTGGGGCGGGTTTGCGGACTGCAAGCGGCCGGGGCTATTCATGGTCCGGTGGTCGGAACTGGTGCCGGCCGGCTTCCATCAGGATGCACGAACCTACTGTTCGCGCATTCGCTCCAAGCTTCCGCTTGAGTGGGTCTAAGGGGCAATCGGGCTCGCCCTGGGCGACAGCCCAAGGCAGGTAACAACCTGTCCTGCCCCTTGCGCCATCGCCTACAAACGTGTAGGCGGTGGCGCGTGTATGTCGAACTTGGTCAAATAAACATTTGGTGACTTAAGGCGTCGGAGGGCCGGTCATGTGCATCAATCCGCGCCTTCATCCCAACGGGCTTAAGACGCCTTGTCACCAATGTTGGCAATGCAAAGAGAACCGGGTTAACGATTGGGTGGGTCGTTGCATTGCCGAAAGAGAAACCTCCCTCACGTGCACGGTAACGACACTCACCTATGGCGGCGGCTCCTGCCCTGAGGCTCGGTTTCTCAGAAAATCTGATATTGCGACCTATTTGAAAGCCCTGCGGAACAAGGGGCATAAGGTCCGGTATTTCGCCGTTGGCGAATACGGTTCAAAGAAAGGTCGGTCGCACTGGCACATAGTGTTGTTTTGGCAAACGCCAGTGCCAAACATGCCACTGCGTAAAAACATCAATGACGAAGTCTGGCCGCATGGCTATTCGTTCTGGGACGTGTGCGACCAAGCGGGAATCCGCTATGCAATGAAGTATATTAATAAGGATTTCAAAGACGCCGACGCTGAGCGTTCTATGGCTATGTCGCGAAAGCCTATCCTCGGTTTCGAATATTTCGTCCGG